ATCCGCACCACGCGAACCAAAACTCAAGTCAGTAGGCGTAACCCAAGCAGGAGGCCAACTACTTACCTGATTGCTCACGCTCAGCCTGCCTACGCTTCAACAACTCCATCTTGCTAATAGCCTTCACCTCAGCAACACCTAACTTAGATCTATCCGCAGGAGTAAACCCTAATAAAGACAAGTTAGAAATAATTCTTGAATCAATATCGCGTAACCCTCTACGCTCACGCCAATCCCCAGACTGCATAACCTTCACCCTAAGATTCCAACGCTCATCAATAAGCTCACAAGTCATCAACAAAATCTCTGCATCACTATTAGGGCTAATCCATTGCAAACCATTCAGCCAAACCTTATCCCAAAACTCACGCCCATACTTCAACAAAGGGCGAGCAGGCTCAGGCACACTAGAAACAGGGTCAAACAACTGCATCTGCGACTGGTCAGGCAACTTACGCTGACCAGGATTACCCAATTTACGCTTTATCTCAGTCGGTTTAGAAGGCCTACCAGAAGGCATAACTAACCTTCAATCAGTTGAGCTTGCTCACCTGTTAGCTTTTCCCAGCGGGCAATAATTACATCAACATACTTAGGATCTAACTCCATCATGAAGCAGACACGATCAGTCTGCTCACAAGCCAGCAGTGTCGCACCCGAACCACCATAAACATCAACCACATTTTGCAAATCTTTTGCCCATTTATCAAAAAACCATGTAACTAATGCAACAGGTTTCTGGGTAGGATGTTGCCTTTTTTTATCATGCTCTTTTTCCATGCCAAAAATACCCGCCCATTTAATTCGAGCAATATCTCTCTTATGTCTAGTCTTTGACCAGCACAATTCAAAAGTGCTACCGAACATTTTATCGGCAGACTCATCTCCCCTTTTATCCCATACAATCCATGAACCCTTATTTTTATCAGGCAATAATTCTGAATAATAATCTGCACCCCATATAAAAAATTCATTTACATAATCGAAATTATTGAAAATAGATGTAATCAACTCAGGCTTGAAATCTGCATTATCTCCAATAACTGCATCGTATTTATTGCCCCCACTAGAGCCTTTGAACTTACTGGTCATATCTGAGTAATCAGCATCTAAAAACATTCCATAAGGCGGATCAGTGAAAATTAAATCTGCCTTATTGCCATCCATAAGTCTTTGAACAGTCGCGATATCAGTTGCATCCCCGCACATAACGCGATGCTTACCTAACTGCCAAACCTGACCTAACTTAGCTTTAGGCTCAACAACTTCAGGCATCTCATCTTCAAAAACATCCTGCAAAGGCTCAACAGTCAAATCAAAACCTAATGCTTCAACATCCCACTCAGCTAGTTCTAATTCCTTTAGTTGCTCAGTCAAAACTTGCTCATCCCACTCAGCCAACTCCGCTGACCGGTTATCAGCTAAGGCATAAGCCATAACACGATCTTTATCCCAATCATCAGGAATGCGGGCAACAGTAATCTCAGTCCAACCCAAACTCTTAGCAGCAACCAAAGTCCCATTACCGGCAACAACAGTCTCACCCCAAACAACAATAGGTTTACGCTGACCAAACTGTTTCAAACTCTCAGCAATAGCCTGCAAGTTCTTACCATCATGCTTGCGAGCATTACGCGGGTCAAGAACAAGATCAGCAATCAAAACAGTTTCAATAATCATTCAATTTTCTCCATCGGAATCTCCCAAGCCAAACCACCATCAAAAGGACAAACAGGCGCTTTCATACCAATCCAACGCTGACTACACTTACTGCACTCCCAAAGCCTCATACCTAAAGCCTATCCAAACTCGACCCCAATATTCCTAATCTTTTCGCAGGTAGGCGCGAGATTTTGGGTGCGGGGTATTGTTCAAAAACAAAAAAACAAAAAAGACCCACCCCATGCATGACGGGGTAGGCCTGAAGTGTTTTGTTTTAGGTGAGTGGTTTGTTTCCTCGCCTTGAGTTGCAGAGACTGTGTGCTGCTGCTAGTGGACTGTCGGGGTTGCCAGGTATTAGATGATCTGCGGTGATGTCTGCCCTGCTGGTGAAGGCTTGCTTGCAAAGGTGACAGTGTGTTGCTGTTGCTTTGAGGTAGGCTCTCTGCTTGCGATAGTGAGTGTTGTTGTAGAGGGTGCGCCCCGCCTTGCGTATTCTTTGTCGTTCTCGTTCACGCTCATCTACCCCCTGTTGATGTGTTGCACAGTAGCTTGCCCCTGTGGTTAGTTGGTTGCAGGTTAGGCAGGGTTTAGGGAATCTACTCATCTTCTTCTTTCAGCGGGTCATAGAGGGCTTGAAATCCTAGAGCGACTTGGTTATCACTTAGCGTTGAACTATCTCGGCTATCGGCTTTAGATGGCTTGTCTGAGTGCTTGTGTGTTCTTCTCCATGTTTTGACTAACTCGATTGCTTCACGATCATCAGTCTCAAACTCTGCCCCGCATGAACAGGTTTCACGAATCATTCTTAGCCCAACCTGATCCGAGGAATCGTGTTGCACCCCATCCAAACTTTCTTTCCATCTCAAGTTCACAGAGTCCACAGGTAGGGGCTTTTAGTTCTTCATTCAATTCAGCAACTATTTGCTGTGTTACTCCACAGTTAGGGCACATAAAAACATACAAAGGCATCAGAGTTTCCACACTGTTCCAGTAAAGTCTTTGCCTTGCTCAAGCTCAAAACAAACTAAGCCAGGCTGACTATCTTCTCCTGCTGTCAATCGCCACCATGAAGATCCGTTGTCTAGCACGCTGGCTTGAATCCAGAAGCGGGATGTTCCTCTCGGTGTTGAACCTAACTCTAGGACTCTAAGGTGATGGAAATGTCCGCTTACCCCGATTGTTGCAGCGTGAACGGGTTGCTTACCGAAGGCTTGTTGTCTCCACCATGTCGGCACTTGGTCAGGTCTAGGCGATTGATGTCCATGCCATAAGCCGAGGATATGAAACTTATCGTCAAAGATGTCGAACGCTAGGCTCTCGTCATGCTCTGCGGGTTCAAAGAATGTTATAGGCAATCCAACTTCATGCGACAATCGAGCAAGAGTTCTCCCGATATGGATTCCCCAATCATCTGTGGCCTTGCCTACACGCTGTTTCCCTACACGCCATTGACAATGATTAGAGCCGACAGACAGATAAGTTATAGGCGCATGCTTACTGAGCATCTTCAAGGTCTCCCAGGTCATTGAGGTTGCTAAGTCAATTTGTTGCATCAAGCTTAGATCGTTAGATTGTAAGGCGTGCATGTCTGCTGCATTGTTAAAGTTTTCTATCATGTCACCGACATCACAAAAGATAATCTTCTCAGCCTTTACAGACTTGACTTTCTCAATTAGTGCGAGCTGTGTTTTGGCTACCCTGTGAATCATCGCTTCAACTCCACCACGATAATCAACCTTGCCCACCTGCAAATCACTCCAGAGAATAACTAACGCTTTACCGGTCTGCACAGGTTTAGGCTCAACAGGTTTAGTTTTCTTCACCAAAGAATAAAGCAGAGGTAAGTCAATAGTCGCGTTACGCTTGACCCAGCGAATCCTGACTGAAGTCATCCACATAGGCTCTAACGGGAAAGGTCTAGCAACCTGCCAGCGACTTATTCTAGGCGCACCGACAATCTCTATTTCGTCAGGGTTTATGCCTGCTTCTTTTAGAAATGCATCCACATCCGTAGGATTATCGCCTTCAACAGCAGGAAGAACCGCTTCACCGCCATTAGCATCAAATTGAACACTTGGACTCCAACCTTCAGGATAAGTTACTTTTGGCGCAGGTGTGCTCAATCCTTCAAACATGAGCATCGTTTCTCTCTATGATGTTTGATTGCTGCATCACTGCACTTTATTCCGCGCTTATACATTTCGGTAGATAAAGTTTTGTAAGGCCATTCAGGGTTCATCACAGCAGACTCAACAATCACTCTATCTTTGTCTGACAGTTCGGAGAGGATTGCGCGCACTCGGCAGTTAGTTTGGCGTTTAGGTATAGTCAAGTCTTCAAACATGTCTCAACTCTATCTGCCCTTGTTCTTCTTTAGCCGACTTATTGATTGACCTGGCAACAGTCTCAGCCACAGCCTGCACAACATCGCCTTGGGCTGCACAAACAAGAAGAAGATCACCGAGCTTACGAGCGAAATCAGTATCACAATTGAGCACCCGATAATCATTAGAGCGTAATAGCGTAATCGCTTCATCTAACTCCCTACTTAGCATTGAGATTCCTTACCATGCGAATAAGTGTCTGCAAGAATTTGGCTTGCTCTTTAGCTTTGACTCGCAGTAATGGAACATCAGTTTCTTTATGTAGTCGTTTCATTTCATCATTGAGCACAAACAAAGCAAGATTCACACCATAGTTTCGACCTTTAGCGTGACCGAGGAAGTATTGTTGGCGCATAGTTTTGGGGAATAGTTTTCTAAGAATCAGATTCAAGGTCATCATAAATCCCTTCATGGTTAGCAGTTTCAAGAATGACAGCCATCAGAAACGAGGCAAGCAAAGGAATAACTATAACTATCCCGATGATGGTTGCGATTATTGCGAATAGGCTCACAGGATATCGACCTGATCTGTGAGCTTCTCCAAAATCAAGTCAAGGATAGCCTGTAACTGAGCGTTAGTTATTACTTGTTTACGCTCTAACTCAATTAGAGCATCGCTTGTTCTTGTGGCTTCTGCACGCTGACCCTCAGACGCACCTGCCTTATAATCTCGACTAAAGATGTTTACGGAGTTCACTCTCGTGCAGGCACAGTTATCCTGGCAGTTATTGCAGCTCACTCGCTTCTCCCCGCCTTGACGCCTTCAGCAAACTTGTTGAGGTGAATTAGCAAAGTATCTAAAGTATCTCTAGCCCCTAGATCATATGCTTCTTTAGGTTGAGCAGGCAATTGCAAATCCTTATAGCTTTTTACTACGGAGATTACTGCTTCAATAGCGTTATCGCGTGACCGCGTAATCGCCTCAGTTATTACATCTTTTGTTTCAGTCATTATTATTTGCCTTTCTTTAATGAGGTTAATCTTTTCTTTCTCTGAGCTGCTTTACGCTTGTGAGTTGGCCATAAAATGCCACCTGCATTTTTTCTTGTTTCAGTCATTTGTTTGTCCCTTCGCAGACAGTTGTTGTTTTGTTTATTCCTTCTTGCTGATATTGCACTTGATAGCAGTTAGATCTGGTGAACATGAAACTGCAAAAGATACCGGTCGCAATTACTAGTAGAGCGATAAGCAGAATGTAATGCCTCACTTCTTCCCCTTAATAAGTTCAATAAGCCAATCCACGCTGTAATGGTCGTTTTCTTTAAGCAGTTTGATGATGCGTGCACGCTCATCTTTAGCACCCCATTCAGATCCTTTAGCTAGAGAATCATTACTTTCGGCATCTATGGCTAAACGAATAAAATCATCTAGTTTTGATGCAATCTGATTTTCACCATATTCCTGTAATTGTTTCTTGATGCGTTCACGCTCTCGTTCTTCGCCTTGTCTGCGATAAAACTCTCTAACATTCTCAGCTGTATTAGGCATGATATTTGCCTCTCCAGTATTCGGCTTCTTCATGCAGCAGTTCATTGAGTCTTCTCTGTCCATAGCGTTTCAGGTAGGTTGCAGAATACTCGTCATCAATCTTGCCAAGCACCCCAGCTAACCAGTAACTCAATCCACCGAGCAGAGAGAGTTTTAGTTTCAGATAGAGCGACTTATTTCCTTGTGAATGTTTAGAACCCATACAGCCATGCCCCAATCAAACCGACACACCACATAGCGAAATAACCTGCCGAAACTAAACCGAGAATTCCTAGAATTGCTTTCATTTGATTAACTCCAAACCTTGAAGGATCTGATGAACTGCACGATTGCGTTGCAAATGAACTGCTTGAGCGTAGGCCATGACAGCATCATCCCAAACATCGTATAGGTTAGCGTGATTCACGAAGTCTTTGCCTGTATTTATCCAAGCCTTATAGGCGTTGATTGCTTGCAGAAATAGCTCTTCAGTGTTCATTAGTTGCCTTCCTTTAAACAGTTCTCTTCGATAAAGACATGTAGTTCTTGAAAAGCGTCACCGTATTGAGTCAGTGTGTTGGCTACCTGCATTTGACGATAGATCTCTAGTAAGTCCCAAATTTGCTGCTTATTCATTATGCAACCTGCTTCTCAGCTAGGGCTTCTTCATACTCGCCAACAACTTGCTCTAGGTTGTCAATCTCTCCGATGTCTAGGTTGTAGTAACCTGCAATTGCATACATGTTTTCTGAATTGACGGCAGTCAAACCATCGATTGCATCACAGCAAATAAGTTTTACCGCAGCAGTAGAGCAGTAGCAACAGTAAACAAGATCTGATGCAACTTCATTCAGAATCTCGTTTAGGAAGAACCCTGCAATATCCATATTCGGGTCGGCTTCAACAGCCTTGTTTAGTCTGTCCCATAGACCTGAGGCGTGAATTGTTGGGGCTTCTTTATAAGTAATCATTTCTTGTCCTTTGTTTGTCCTTTAGGCTTTCTGCCTATAACTCAAGTATAAGGGCAAGGACTATCGCAAGGGAAGCATTTAGGAGAAGTATTTAGATTACAGTTTGGTAAACATTCTTAGGGGTAATTTGAGATAGTAACAGCCACGCCCGCTTCCCCTGTGGCATACTTCTTAGACACTTCAAGCCTGACAACCTGCGAATCATCCCCCCAAACCCCTTCACCCTTAGCAGTAATGCCATCCATGAGCGACCGCAACACCTTATCCAAATCAGGGGGAACAGTAGGGTATTCACGCTTTACTGAAGGCTTACGAGTCAAATAGAAGACTGCTTCGAGCTTGACTGCACCCTCAAACTTGCTTGAATCACCTGAATCAATCATCGCCTGCTTCACAGCATCACTGACAGCCTTCCGCCAAACAGGCAAACCAGGTGAAGCCTCAATAATCAAAGGAATCTTATTTCCCGCAGCAGTTGTCCTCTGACCGACATACTTCTTAGATCCTTGTGGTCGCGGTTCATACCCGAACACTGTGAAACTGAAACTATTTCTTGCCATAATAATTCAACATAATAACTGCATACAAGAAAACCCCTACAACCGCATTGAGCAGTGATAGGGGCTGACTTGTGAATAAAGCGTTAGTGAGTAATAGAGAACCGAGAAGGAAACCTATAACCCAAGTAGGCATTTAGAAGGGTAGCTCTTCAATTTTAGGTGTTGAAGCAATAACAGCATTATTGACATCCAGCTTGACTTTACGACCTGGCTTACCGGTCTTATCTTCAAAGTCTTCAATCTTTGCAGATAGTTGACCTGTAACAGTGACTTCAGAATCAACTGCCAGATTATGTGCGACAGCAAACCAGACAGTCCATGTCCTTGTATAGTCTTCACCTGTTGCAGATTTGTAAGATTCAACAAGCGATAGACCTTGTGAGCTTGCACCGAATACTTTGTTTACTTTACCTGTTACCTTGACCTGCGCCATAAGTTTCTCTTTTCTATGAGTGTTTGAATGTAACTGAAGCAAGTTTATTGTTAGGGTCTGACAATATGTGCATTATTCATGCAGTCCCTATGATTGCAGATTCGCTCTCCTGGCTTCAACAATTGACCCTGCTCATCTATCGGGTTTAGATCAGCATCAACCAAACCATCATGCGGTTCACAACGCAAACCCTTATACATGATAATCCGCTGCTTACGGGCACGACAATTAATACACAACAAATCCTTGCGGTCACGCAAATTATTGGTCACAACCCACTTAAAGCCACACCTGCGACACTCAACCCGATTATCAATCACCACGCTCTAAGTTTAGGTTATCTCCAAGCCTGATGCTCAATACGAGAGAACTTATCTTCAGCAATAAACCGAAGAGCACCCCCAGAAGTAAAGCGACTAGTTCCAAACTTCAAAAGAAGTTCCTTACCAGTAGCAAACTCATGCTCACCATCCATACGACTACGAACAATATACAAAATACCCACAACATCCCTCGAATACTTATCACTACCAGCAATATCGCTAGTGCCAGGAGTCTTCTTCTCATTGACCGTATCAGGTTTACGCAACTGCAAACCAGTAATAACAGGCATCTCCAACCTCATAGTCATAGCCTGCAACCTAGAAGACAAAGCAGAATGAAGCTCAGCATCATTACCCTTATGCTTAGGCAAAGTCATAATCTGCGCATAATCAACAAACACAGCATCCAACCCACCCAACTTCTTCTTAGTTCGCTGAATCAACATATACAAATCCGAAACATCACGATCCAAAGGCTTCTCAACAACCAAAGAATCAGGCATACGAGCTTTAGCATTACGCAAACTCTCACGCTCAACATCAGACAACTCATTACGAGCAATCAAATTAGAATCAATACTCAATATCGAAGCATACAAACGGTCATAAACTTGACCCTTCTCCATCTCATAAGAAACAAACAACACCTTACGACCCTGCTCAGCAAGCAACCTAGCAAAATGCAGCATAACCATAGACTTACCCTGTTTAGGCCGACCAGCAATACCATAAAGCCCATGATGCCAGCCACCACCCAACAAATCATCCATAGCAGGCAACCCAGAAGGAATAAGATCTACACCATCCTCACGAGCCTTCACATGACTATCAAAATCCTCTTGAACAGTATTCAAAGAAACAACATTCTCCAACAAACTATTCGCATCAGCAATCGCCTGAACAGCCTCAGCCATCACATCAGGATTCTCCAAAATACGCTTAGCCTGCAACTCAGTCTCACGAACCCGCCAACACTCCAACAACAACTGATGCCAAAAAGACAAATCATGCAACCCAAAAGCCTTATCTTCCCAACAAGACAAAATAGTGATATTCAAATCAGGATTCTTAAACTTCTGTTGAGCCCGCAAATGAATAGTAAACCTGTCATAAGGCTCACCCGCCTCAACCTGAGCCAAAATCAACTCCATAATCGTAAACATTTGAGAATCCCCAAAATACTTCGCATCCCAATCCAAAGCAAACAAAGCCTCATCCCCAAGCTCCATCAAACCACCCAAAACTCTAGACTCATTCAAACGATCAATCATCACTTACTCCACTCTCTCAACAAAGCAATCTCATCAACTTCAGGTTTAAACTCTTTCCACTTCTCAAAATTCAACCATGCATCAGGTTCAAGTCTTTCCCTATTAGCCCGCGAAGCGGTAATAAGTAAATCTTCGCTGGCGTTCTTTAGGAGTGCTTTTGTCCAGGCACGATAAACCTTTTCTTCAGAAACAGTGGCATTAGGAAAACTCTTCAAAAAATCAAAAAACGCTTCTTTGTTTTCTTTTTTTAATATTGTTTGTTTAACAGCGGTTTGACCGTATAAATGAACTACGGTTTGGCGTGTGGTCATTACAGCGGTTTGACCGTATAACGGTGAAGCGTAATTCAGTTCATATTTGTTAGCTCTCATAACACCCTGGCGAGACTTAATAAGTAATCCACGCTCAACCAAAACCTTGATAGAACGATTGACAGTATCCTCACGCCGAACACCTATTTCAGCTGCAAGAGTCTTCTGACTCAAATGAGGGTTAGGGTAATGGTGAGCAATTTGAATGAGCACAAGTCTTTGAACAGAAGTCAAATCTTTAGGTGCATGATCTAAAACAAGTTTTACAGCTTCAAAACTGTTAGCAGGTTTACGCAATTGTAGCCTTTCATTCGGCTACTCACTGCTAAAATGAGATTGCCGATAGTAGAGATATCGGTTGTGGGGTCAGTTTACCTTTGGACTGGCTCCACTTTTTATTGTAGCGGTAACTTTAGTATTCTTACGATTCCACCCTTGTGCTTCAGCGAGTGCAAGCAAAGTTTCGAGCGTGTTAGCGTAACGCTTATGCACTTGCTTACCTGCAATATGATTCAAATTCACGCAATCAGCATGCCCACAGAGTCTCACACCTGGGCGAAATAAACCTCCAGAAGCATCTAAAGGCCGCCACAACTCATCCACATCACCTGCATAGGGGTAACAGGTTATCTCCCCGAGCACAGGGTGTTGATAGATTATTTGTCTTTGCGGTTGCCTAAGACAGTCAGCACATAAACCCGCGTTCTCTGTTTTACGATTCCTACGCTTCTCAATAGTTGTAGCAGGAATACCTTGCCCACACTGTTCACAAGAGTAATCGTGTTTTCTAAGATCTAAATCTTCTTTAGTATTTGTCCGAGCCATAGATTGTATCTAAGCACATGAACAGCCGAAACAGCAACTTATTGCACAAAAGTGAGCATAAAATTTAGGCGCAAAGTCTGTTCATGCAGCCTAGAGAGTGTTTTAGCCCGCAAAATAGGGTCATCAGTTAACGCAACAACAAGTTCACCGAGTTCATCAATGTGAGTTGATAAGACTCTAATTTGTTGCAGTAGCTCCAGTGATTCCATCGGCCTTACCCTTTATTTTCTCCAGAATAGCAGGTGAAGCCTTACCCTGTTTCGCTTCAAGATAGAGCGAGCGTAACCCTTCAATGTCGTTGATGTTATTTAAGGCTGTCTCCCAGTTACGAGCCACAGGCGCAGCAGATAGTCTCTCAACTTTGCTCATTTCACTTACTGAAGGTCTTTTGCCTTTAGGACTGAATTCGTGTCCGAGCTGTGCTAAACATCTTCCTGTCGCGCTTGTTGAGGCGTTCTCGACAAAGGATGTCTTGTTTACGGGTGATGACCCTAAGCGTTCTTCAGCGAAATCTACTGCCATCGGATAAACATCGTCGCGATCTGCATAACATTCGGCCTTGAAAATCACCTGGTCAGAAGTGAATGAAACAAGTTCGACATTTAGTCTGCCTTTAGGGTATTTTAACCAGAAGAGGTCTATGCGCTCTTGCACAGTCTGATATTGTGTGAGGTCAAATTGAGCCATGTCTATTTCTTCGCTTTCTTGAATGTTAAGTAGGGAAGCCCTGCACCGCGTTGAGATAAGGTGACAACAACTTCTCCATCTATTGTCCCATTCTTAGCCCCATTTAAGGCTGCTATTGTGCGAGACTTCATTTCGGTAAAGTGTGTTTCGGCTTTCTCAAAATCGGTTTGAGCGTTCAATAGTTCTATCCCTAACTGCCCTAGTTCTTCATCAAGGGACTCTATGCCAGGAGAGATTGAGCGCACAGTCTCATAAGTTGAGTCGCTTCCATCCCAGTCAGGTTGTTTATCTGCTAGGACACGAATCCTAAAGTCGAGCACTCTCTGAAAGATTGCTTCAAACTCAAACTCATCCCAGAGCACTTCATATTCTTTATATCTGCCCGCATTTACGACAGCGAAAACAGCTCGCTGAATCTTGAAAACCCACATATACCAGATCACTTGAGCGCGATAATGCTCAGGAACAGAATCCCAGAATGTTGCTGTGTGTTTAATCTCAAGAATGTAAGGCTTACCAGTCTCGTCAAAGCAGATAGCGTCAGGGTTAGCGTGAGCCCAAGTGTAGGCAGGATGACCATAAGTGCCAACCTCAATAACTTCATGCTCAGGATGTTGCTCCTCATACAAAGTCCGAATAGCAGGCTCGACAAGCTGACCTAAACGCATAGGAACATTAGGTTGCAAACTTGAAGGAAGTTTCCCTGTCTTCTGTGCCCACAAAGTGATTGCTGAAGTGAACGGAGATAAACCTAAAATTGCGCCTATCTCACTGCCTGAAACGACTCCACGCTCATCACGCAACTCATGCCACTCAAGACTATTGTTTTCAAACTTACCTAAGAATGTTGCCGATATTTGATAATCGTATTTACTGATTGTTTGCATGACTAAACTCTAAACATGACCGCCGACAACCTAAGAATTGACAGACTCACCATCGCCCTACATGAAGCAATAATTGACAATGGGGGTGTCGAATGTGAGCAAGTGCCTGATGTTTTCTTCCCTGAAGAATGGGCTGCAAGAACACCTATGCAATCAACAAACATGTATAACATGGCAATCGAAACAGCCCGTCAAATCTGTTTTCGCTGCCCAG